ACACACACTGCCCAGAAGTATATGTATGAGATAACAAACCATGCAGACAATGTTATATGGATACTAGACAATGATGCGTCTAGCACAGCACTGAAGCACGTCAAGGAACACAGGTTGTTGTTCAAGACGAGTAAAGTCCACATACCGACTAAGGACTTAAAGAATATGTCGGAACCAGAGCTATCATCTTTAATGGAACGCCTAGTACACAAGAACAATAATAATGGGGCAACAAACAATGACGGAAGGAGTCAATTATGAGTCGCAAACACTCGCGGCAGCGTATCAAGACCGCAAAGCATGGGAACAACTCAGCAATTATGCAGAGCATGGGGACTTTTCTGAGAGAGGAAAAATCGTCTGGGAGGCAATATCCGCGTACTATCAAAGGGATGAAAACGCTGACCACTGCTCCAGACAAGAACTTGATGGACAGATTTCGCTCAAAGTTAAGCGGAGCGAACATAGACAACTATTTAGTGATATCATCCGCTCGATTGATTCAGATGATGTATCACCACCAAACGCCGTTGCCTACCTTCTGGGACTTAAGCGTGAGAATACCGCGCTTGCGCTTGCCTCAGCACTCGCCGCTGGAGCAAAACCCGAAAAAACTCAACCGCTTCTGGAAAGGTATGCCAATCTATCCCAAGAAGAAAGTCTTGACAAAACAGACCTAGACGTACTACAGGACGTTCCCTTAGAGTCCGTTTTCAGTACTAGGTATGATGCAGAGAACTTGATACAGGTGTATCCCCCTGCCCTATCTGAGAGGATAGGCGGGGGTCTGCTCAAGGGGCATCATGCAATCCTTTATGCTAGACCGGATTGTGGCAAGACTCTCTTTGCCCTCAATGCAGCATATGGGTTCCTAATACAGGGCTTTAAAGTCCTATACTGTAGCAATGAGGAACCTGCTGCTGACATTCAGGCAAGGCTTATCCGCAGATGCACAAACCTACCGAAAGAGGAGGTGGCTAAAGACTTTGACCAAGCCACGGCTATTGCACATGAGGCAGGATACAAGAACTTCCTGCTAAAGACTATGGAGCCGGGAAGTCCTGCACTCATTAGCTCTCTTGTAGAGAAACACAAGCCTGACGTAGTGATTGTAGACCAGTTGCGTAATCTTGAGGTAGTTGAGGACAACAGGACACAACAGCTAGAGAAGATAGCACAGTCTTTACGCACAATAGCACAGAAGCACCAAGTCCTCATGCTCTCTGTAACGCAGGCAGGAGCCTCTGCAGAGGGTAAGGGCATACTTAGTATGTCTGACGTGGATTCGTCCAATACAGGCATACAGGGAGCCTGTGACGTGATGATAGGTGTAGGTATGACACAGGAAGATGATGAGATAGGACGGAGAGTAGTATCATTAGCAAAAAATAAGTTTGGTAGGCATGACAGTTTCCCAGTCTTTGTCAACTATGAGACAGGGGACGTGAGGGACAGGCTATGAACGTGGACAAGCGTTATGCACCTGTCTTGATTATAATTTTAGTTATCTTTATAATTGTGAGGAGCAGTTCATGATGAAGGCACTATGGGTAGGTATACAGGTGTTAGCTTGGTGTTTGACTACAGTTTACCTTATTGCGGGCAAAGTACTTGCCCCAGTGATGGTAGCAGTAGGTATCTGGACAGGCTGGCCTAAATGGTGCTGGCCTTGGAACGCTATGGTCAATAAGAAAAGCACTGGCACATACTATGATGGGTGGTATGCAAACATAGACAGCACCAACCACACACCACTATCAAGGTGGGCGTGGAACAAGGATGGGTTTTGGCGAGAGTACTACTGGCGTAATCGCAATGGCTTTAGTAATGGTATGCGCTATGCCTTTCCTTTCACAGAAGCCAAGGACATTTGCCGCACTCAATGGAAGTACGGATTCTATGAGTATGACACACAGCACAAATGGATGGCACGTATCAGGTGCAGCTACCCCATTGGTCTAGGCTTACGTATCACATTTTATGTAGGGTTTAAAATCGACCGTACTGAAGGCAGTGGCTTCACCAACAGACTGCCCTTCAGGATTCGGAGGGATGATTGATGGATGCGGAATTGATAAAACTCAGGGAGCGCATCCAGCAGCTTGAGGCTGTCATAAAAAGCGCCCCGCATACCGCATATTGTCAATCTGGGGACACAGATGAAAACGGCGACATGGTGAAATGCGAGTGTTGGAAAGCCACAGTGAAGGAGGATAAAAAAGGATGAGAAAACATTATGACATTATGGTTGACCTTGAGAGTCTGTCACTACGCCCAAGTTGTGCAATTCTACAGATTGGAGCAGTTGTGTTTGACCCTTATGGGCGGGGCATTATAGGCAAGCCCTTCCTAGTATCTGTGAAGCAGTACAGCTACTTGGACGACAAGTACAACAAGTTTCACATTGACCCTGAGACTGTTGACTGGTGGACTACTCAGTCTGAGGCTGCAAATGCTTCACTGGAATTACGGCTCGTAGATAACTTGGAGGAGGCTTTAGAGAAGTTCTTCTTCTGGATAACTAAGACCCCATTCCATAGGAAGAACGCAACTGACTCATGTATCTGGGCACAAGGGTCACAGTTTGACATAGCTGCCCTTAACCTTGCATCGGCTGAGTTAGGTGTGACACCACCGTGGCAGTTCTACCAAGAGCGGTGCTGTCGTACTGTGATTGAGGACACGTACAGGGAACTTCTACCTTATGAAGTTGTCCAATACCCTGATGATTTGACTGCACACAGGGCTGACCACGATGCAATTAGACAAGTATATAACTTACAACTAGCACTAAGGGCAAAAAATGAAAATAACGAATATGCCCCATTTTCTGAGGAACCCCAATCCTGAGCTATATCTATCTGACAATTATATAGTTCTTGATTTTGAAACAACTAACCTAGACAAGGGCTCTGCCCTAAACAATAACAATAAGATAGTGCTGTCAGTGTGGAAACACACTGGCAGTAAACTACACCATAGCTGGAACAACGAGTTTGACTTAGAAGAACTAACAAAAGCAGTTGAACAAGCAGACTTCTTAGTAGCACACAACGCTAAATTCGAGCTTCAATGGCTTGCTAGATGCGGGCTTGACCTGTCCAACGTGTTAGTATATGACACGATGATAGGTGAGTACGTCATAGGCGGTAACAGGTGGAAGTACGGACAACTCAGCTTAGATAAGATAGCGAAGAAGTACGGGCTAGGAGGCAAGGAAAGCCTTGTGTCCAAACTCATTAAGCAAGGGGTGTGTCCCTCTGAGATACCTACAGAATGGCTACACAGGTACTGTGAGCAGGACGTTAGGCTGACTGAGAACCTCTTTCTATTGCAGAGAGAGCAGTTGTTGGCAGAGAAGAAACTAGCTGTCCAGTTCACACGGTGTTTACTGACACCAGTACTAGCTGACATTGAAACTAACGGTATGCAACTAGATACCCCTAAGGTAGAGGAGGCGTACAAAAAGGCACAGAAGCTAGAGAAGAAGCTAACAATTGAGCTAAACAAGATTGCAGTAGGAGTCAACTGGAGTTCCCCTCAGCAAGTAGCAGAGTTAGTGTACGGGGACTTAGGTTTTGAGGAGTTAAAAGACAGGAGTGGCAATGAAATAAGAACACCAACGGGTAAAGCCAAGGCAGACAAGGAGACCCTGCCCAAACTTAAAGCTCGTACAGCAGAGCAGAAAAAGTTCTTGGAGTTATACGGCAAATGTCGTGGGGCAAGGACGCAGTTAAGCAAGTACTTAGAGAAGTTTAAGGAGTGTTGTGACGAGAGTGGAGGGTTACTACAAGCATCTTTTAATCAGACTGCAACGTCAACCCACCGTCTGTCTAGTTCAGGCAAGACACAGTTCCAGAACTTCCCTAGGATATACAAGCACTTCTTTAAAGCTAGACACGAAGGATGGGGAGTTGGGGAGTCCGATGGAGCGCAGCTAGAGTTTAGAGTTGCAGTTCACCTAGGACGGGACAGACAAGGCCTAGCCGATATCCTGAATGACATAGACATACACTCATTCAGTGCTGGCATCATCTTTGGTGCTAAGAAGAATGAAATGGAGGAGAGTGAGTATAAGAGATACAGACAGAACTCTAAGGAGCACACATTTAAACCCTTATACGGAGGTACGTCAGGGACACCTAAAGAGAGGAAGTACTATAAGTTCTTCAGGGAAAGGTACACAGACATTACAAATACCCAGAACAGGTGGATAGACACCGTACTGACTCGCAAGAGTCTAGTAACAGAGTGGGGTATGGAGTATTTCTGGCCTGACACGAAGATAACAGGGTCTGGATATGTGGTTAACACCACCTCTATCTGTAACTACCCTGTCCAAGCACTGGCTACGGCTGAGATTATACCGATTGCACTAGTATATTTCTGGCATAAAGCTAAACGCTTGGGTCTAAAGTTATTTGTTGTGAATACGATACACGATTCAATCATTGCAGAAGTTCCTCCTGATGAGGAAGATATCTTCCACGAGCTATCGAAACAGTGTTTGATTGATGATGTATACCCTTACTTATCAAAGGTTTACAACATTAACTTTACAGCACCGTTAGGGTGTGAAACAAAGATTGGTGAGTTTTGGAGTACTGGTAAAGAAAAAGTTTACCAAGCAGACGAGGAACTTTACAAAAGTTCTGTTGTCTAAGCATACATACAACAATAATAACAAAGAGGTATGAAACTATGGCACAAGCCACAGGAACAGTAGCACAAGTGTCAACTAAGACGTGGGGGCCAGATAATATTCTGCTCTACTCTTTCCAGTTGACAGGTAATGGTGATTGGTTCAGGACTGGTCGCAACCAGCCTCCATTTGCAGAGGGAGCAAGCATTAGCTTCAACTACTCTGATGATGGTAAACGGAATGTAGACCTTAAGACAGTTGCACCTGCAGCAGGTGGTGGGGCACAACCAGCAGCTATGGCGCAACCGGCAGCAAGTCCTACACCAACACGGCCCACAACAACTAAGAACGACTATTGGGACAACAAAGATAAGTATGACAAGGAGGTCAGACAACCTGCTATTGAGTGGCAGGCAGCACGTAACGCTGCAATTTCTCTTGTAGCTATCATGGCGCAGAGTGACTCACTTCCGGGCGTAACTGCTAGTTCTAAGCCTGCAAAGAGGGCTGAAATTATAGAGAGTACGGTAGACCACTACACGCAGAAGTTTGCTGCTGACCTGCCGCACCTGACTAACAATGACGCTTAATATTACTGGCTCAGGTGTTGTATACACCAATGACTATTACATTGTATCCGTTGAGGACAGTGTAGGGGCTGGGACAGTAGAAACTGAGGGGGCGGAGTATAAAGTCTTCTATATTGCCACTAACACGGTAACAGGCGTTGTAGAACTGAAGCACCCAAGTCTCCCTGTGATACTCCACAATGTAGAACGCTGGTCTATGGATTTAGAGAATGAGTCTTATCTATGGGCTAGACAGAGTGGGGATTACTCAGAAGATGAGTACGGGGAAGAAGGACTGCTTGACGTTGAAGTAGAACTAGAAGAAGAACCACAGAAGCACTAATAACAATATGAAGATACACGTAGACGGAGACGTTATTAAATATCGTGCTGGTTTTGCAGCAGAGAAGATGCACTACTATCTGGATATACATTCAGAGGGGCATCTAGTTGAGTCCCTTCACTTTGACTACAAGAAGGACTTAGACGCACACTGTAAAGACCGGCCTGAGTTGCACGGGGATAACTGTATAGTCCGCAAGGAGCGTATAGCTGAACCAGTAGAGAACGCTCTACATAACGTCAAAACTCTAATTAGTGGTATCGAAGAGTTCTTTGGTGGTGGGGACCTTATCATTTACTTGAGTGGTAAGGGAAACTATAGGGAGGGGGTTGGTGAGCTTATCTATGCTGACCATCCCTGTCCCGGCTACAAAGCAAACAGGAAGGACGCACATCGTCCTGTACATGGCCCAGCTATCGTTGATTACATACAGAAGCAGTACACGTATGTAACAACTGAAGATGAAGAAGCAGATGATGCTATGGCTATTGCTCACTACTCTTTGTGGCTACGTGACCCAGATTCAACTTGTATAGCAACTACGGACAAAGACTTGGACATGATTCCGGGGCAACACTTTAACTTTGTCAAAGAGGAGCATTACGAGATTGACCCTGAGGATGCGGACATAGTGTTTTGGAGGCAATTACTGACAGGTGACGGAACTGATAATATTCCTGGGATTAAAGGAGTGGGCCCAAAAACCGCTGCTAAGGTAATTGCTTCCGAGGCCTCTGCTACAGAAGCATATGCCATAGCTCTAGAGTGCTATGAGAAACAGTACGAGGAGGATGCCGCGCAAGCTTTGTTAGAGAACGCACGGCTCATATGGATACGGAGGAAGGCAAATGAGTTTTGGAACGCCCCTACTGGGTGAGGGGTTATTGTTATCACTAGCTGTATTTGCAGTCTACTTCTGCTATGTGTTCTTACGCGCATTTCAGCAGCAGAATGTCATACACGCTAACTGGTTAATGATAGCACCTATATCAATGGCTATGGCTTTCGGTGATGCATACATCATCCAAGCAGTAGCTGAACATGGAATAGCATTATGGTGGGCAATGGGTGTTGGAGGCTTTACAGGCTGCTGGTTCTCAATGTGGATACACCGGAGGTATTTTAGCAATGCAAAAAGTATATATAGACCGAGCGCGGGGGCGACTTCTCGCAGAGCAGAACTTCTTCGCACTAGAAACAACACTCTCAGACGCGAAGGCTAAGAACTTAATAGCCCTGTCACTGTTGTTTGATGTGTTCAGGAGCTACCTTGAGGAGCTAGTGATGGATGAGGCTGCTCCTATGCCTAAAGAACTAGAGGAACACTTTAATGCCAAGAGCAATAAGGGGAAGAAAGTATCGAAGTCGGCTAGAAGCGGACGTAGCAAGAAAAGCGCAAAACTCAAAGATAGCATTTGATTACGAGCCTTTCTTTATACCGTGGGAACAACCTGCTAAGAATCGTAAGTACAAGCCTGACATGGTCTTGGAGAACAATGTAGTAGTAGAGGTCAAGGGCAGACTAACTGTTGAGGACAGGTTCAAGATGCTCAAGGTCAAAGAACAATGGCCTGAGCTTAGAATCAGGTTCGTGTTCAAGAGGGACGACTGGTTGACCAAGAGTAAGAAACATAAGTACTCGCACTGGTGCAAGAAAAATAACTTTAAATATGCAATTGGGAGGATACCAAAATCATGGGCGAACGAAGAGCACAGAGCCCTACCGGCTGGACTTATCAAGTAGGCGATGTCAACTCAGAGGAGAAAGGAAGTGGAGCAAGAGCGAATCAAGGCAAAACAGAGTTTCATCTTGTCCCACTCTCACTGCTCGAAGGAACAGCTCAAGTCTTCATGTATGGGAGAGACAAGTATGCAGCATGGAACTGGGCAAAAGGGATGGACTGGTCAATTCCGTATGATTGTGCGCAGAGGCATTTATCAGCTTGGTTCTTTAAGAAGGAAGAACTGGACGTTGAAAGCTCTCTTCACCACATTGACCATGCTATTTGCAATCTTATTATGCTTAAACATTTCCTAGAGTATTACAAGGAAGGCGATGATAGACCCGATAGATTTATGGACAGAGGAGCTACTGGCACAGCAGAGGAGGACGTACGAGATTCTGTTTAAGGATTTGTACAAATGGTTAAATGATAACAATAACAAAACCTGAGTTACAACATATAGCAGACCTCATTGAGGAACTTGAAGCTATCATTGACGCTGACACTGAGGAGGGACAGCTCATACCATACTACCTAGTAGAACGTAAAGACATTGTTAAACAAATAGTAGAGGAAAAGTATGCCGAAACAAACTAAATACACAGGCATGAAGGTCTTAGAGATTGACATAGAGACAGCTCCGCATAGAGTTTATGCATGGGGTCTGTTCAAGGAGAACATCTATATTGATAGGGTTATCTCTCCGGGGTATACTCTGTGCTTCGCTGCTAAGTGGCAGCATGAACGCCCAGTAATCTTTAAGAGCTTGCATAGCGACACAAAAAAGGATATGCTTAATACGGCATGGGACTTACTGAATGAAGCAGACGTAGTTGTACACTACAACGGGAAGCGGTTTGATATCCCAACTCTGAACAAGGAGTTTGTGCTCAACGGTATGGTTCCACCAACCAACTATAAGCAGATTGACCTGTACCAAGTGGTGAGGTCTAACTTCAGGTTTGCTTCAAACAAGCTTGACTTTGTATCTGAACAGCTAGGCTTAGGGACTAAGGTGGCTCACAAGGGTATGGAGTTGTGGCGTGATTGTATGGATGCACTCAACTACTCCAAAAAGGAGAAAGTACCTGCAAGGCTGCAGAAGTCATGGCGCACGATGAAGACGTACAATATACAGGACGTTAAGCTACTGAGTTCCTTGTATAACGTACTTCAGCCGTGGATTAAGTCACATCCAAATAGGGCTCTGTATATGGACGACCCAAGCACACCTACCTGCCCCAACTGTGGTGGCACTAAGGTAGTTAAGAAAGGGGTTGAGAGGCCTTCTAAGATTAATGCTTACCAGCGTTACAAGTGTAACACCTGTGGAGCTAACTCTAGGAGTCGTCTGCCATTGACAGAGAATGTTAAACCGAGCATAGTGTGAAGACTTTTATTATAATTATACTATGTATAGTAATTTACGTATTGGTGAACACATCATGAAGTTTTTAGATGGTATTATAATGATTTTACTGGCAGGGCTAGCTATTAAAGGCTTCTATCAGGAGGACGCGGCACTTGGCTGCGTCTCCTTGGTAGGTGTTCTAGGCTACTTACGCCTGACTCACAGTGATATTCTGTAATGGTTGATGTAACAGATTTAGGAGACTCTAAAGTTCTCCAGCATACAGTCCTAGAGAACAGGGACGGTGGTGTATGGTTCGCTATATACCACAACCCTGATGGGCTTGACGTTGAGTGCCAGTTCGCTGAGAAGCCTAAAGGACAGGCAATGAGTAGTTTCTGTGACCAAGTTAGGAGAACACTAAGTGAGCGAGAAAAGGCAGAGGAGAATAAGAAGAAGCGCGAAGCGGCTGCACGTAGAGATGCTGAGGAACGGGAGGCTCCCAGCCCCCCAGAACCCAGAGGACGTGATGATGCAGCTCCGAGCGATAGAGAAAACTTTAAAGAGAAACTGGAACGCAGAGCCAGAGAGAACGAGTCAGTTGCTGAGTCAATTCGTCAGCAAATCAACACCCTCTCAGGACAGCTAGAAGATTTAACCAATGAAAAAGCCGCTGTAGAAGCGGCCTTAGAGGTGTATAATGGTAGACAGATTGATACAAGACCCACATCGCCCAAGTCTGGACGCAAGCGAGATAGGTCAGTTCAAAGCAAGGATGCTAAAGCTGGAGCAACAACTGATGGAAAAGCAGGAAAGGATTGACGTGTTGACTGACTCTCTCAATAGAGAGCACACAAGGTCAGAGTATTTTAGAAAGCAATGCACTTGCGGAGCATACGATGAGTGAAGCAGCAGTACTACCTCATGACCTGTTCATAGACAGGTGGGCACGTTTGTTCCTGTACAAGTACCACTCTATTGGCCCTAAAGAGGCTGAGCATTGGGCTAATGTGCATATGAACAGACGGGACTTTAAGCGCATTAAGAAGCGCATTACTGAGCTCAGTTCTTTGCCGTCTTTATAATCTGATACACAGCCTGAGCCACCTGCTCAGTGTATATCTCATTGGCATAGAGCTCATCGTATCCTAGGAGGCCATTAACCATGTGGACGACCTCGTGACAGAAGGTTGTCCACCTCTGGGTACTCCTCAAAGATGCATCAATATAAACACAAAGACCGTCAAGGTCTGCTAAACCATTGACGGCCACACCGTTCTCGTCCTTTAAGTCTTTTACTTTCTTTACGACGATACGGTTCCCAAATAGTTGGAACTCTTTAGGACAGTTTGAGTTTGGATGCAGCATTAAGCCTGATACCAATAGAGGCTAAGCTATGTGCCACAAACACTGTCTGTAACCACAGAGGCCATCCTTGCATTATAAGTACAGCTTGAGCCACAAAGGGCTGTAGTACTGGGATAGCCCCAGCAAAGAAGAACACCCACAGGGCGATGCTGTTCAGCTCATCCTTCCACCCTGATTGTTTCCAAGCTTCCGTAGCCCAAGACACGTCTGCAGCAGAGTCTACCTTCTTCTGTTCTGCGGCTGCCTTGGCTGCCACTGCTGCCCATTCTGCTCTCTGAGCTGCATTCTCTAGTTCAGCAATATTCCTTGCATGTTTAC